AGCTTGGCAGCCTTGTAGATGCGATGCAGCCGGTCTTCAGTCGCTTGCAACTGACGCGGCTCGTATGGCAGGGTTTCGAACATGGGCCGAATATAGCAAAAATTTTAGAAAAAAGAAAAAAGGTTTGCAGCCCCTCCGCTGCCGTGACCTCCCGGCTCCGGGCCCTACCCCCTCCCCCTCGGCCTGGGACCCAAATCTTAGAGCCCTAAGTTTCTGCTGGCCGCATGGGCCATGTGGTCCATGTGGGCAATCGGTTTGCAGCCGCCTGGGCGCGCAGCCATCGCACCTGGGCTGTGGGCCATGTGGGCAATCGGTTTGACGTTGCCCACATGGACCACAGTTTTAGCGCCAGTTTGTGGGCCATCGTGTGGGCCATTGTTGGACTATAACGATGACCCACAATGACCCACAAAAAAGCCTTTTAAAATCAACGGTCTAGGGCCAAAAAACGCGGTTGTGGTCAATGTGGGCAATCGCGCGGCGGGTTTGCGGCTGTAGCTATAGCTACACCTGTACATATATACAGTATTTTTATTCTCTATAAGACTATATAAATGATTATCCACATGGACCACAAAGCCCATTCTCCCAATGGCAACGTGTGGGTCACGCATAGTCCCGCGCATTGACCACAAGCTAACCACACATGACCCACAATCCCGACTATTTTGTAGGGTTGTTGCATTGTGCAAAGAATTCCCTTACACTCTCGCACATGGCAACGTCGCCATGCAATACAGTAAAGGACAGACACCATGAAAGAAATTTTGATTTACGGCTTAGCTCAAGGCGAGCGCCGCGACTACATGGAAGAACTGCTGGCATGCTTCAAAGACGGCGCAAACACCGCCGCGAACATTGAGCGCGTCAAAAGCGCCGCTAGCGCCGCCGGCTTCCATTCTTTCCGCGTTACCGGCTACGCCGGCGAAGCGCCTAACTTTGCCAAGGCCGTCGCCGTTTAAGGGGTTAACACCATGAAAGCAAAGTACTTGATCCAGTTGCAAACCCGTAATGCAAACATGGGCGCGACGGGTTGGTTCACCATTGAAGGCGCGATGACAAAAGCCGCCGCCGATGGAAAAGCCTGCGATTTTCGGCATGCTCGCCCCGTAACAGACACCCGCGCCGTGCGCGTCATTAGCGCCGCAAAATTTAGCGACGAAATCCGCGCGTATAACCGCGCCGCATTTAAAGCCGATCGGAGCGCCGCATGAAGACAGCAAGTTGGATCATCGTCAACAAGGCAACCGGTCAAGCCGTGTTTGAGACGTTCAACGAAAACACGGCCAAAGCCGTTAACGAGCGCCTTTACAAAGCCGTGCCGATTCTTGAGTGGCTGCAAAGCCTGAATCGTAAAGTTTAACCCTCAACCCCGCGCGGCCAGAGCGCCGCGCTTAATCAAGTAAAGGACCAGACCATGAAAACTCTCGGATACATTGCATACGAAGGCCCGTCGTTGATCGACGGCGCGCCGATCGTCGTCATCGTCAACAAACTGGACGGCTCAGACAATGCCAAAACCGGCGCCATTGTTCAGAGCTTCATCATCCGGTCGGACGTCGCGCCGATTGAAGCGCTGAAAAACGGCGCCGATGAGTCAATTTGTGGTGATTGTCCGCATCGGCCGCTACTGGCCAAAACCAATGGCCAGGCGCCCTGCTACGTTAACGTCGGCCGATCGGTCCGGTCGGTCTATGAAGCATACAAGCGCGGCCGCTATACCCGCGCCGATGCTGCAACCATTGCGCGCGCCTTGGCCGGTAAGATTGTGCGCTTGGGAACCTATGGTGACCCGGCAGCTGCGCCAGTGACAATGTGGGCGCAAATCACCCGCTATGCATTTGGCCGGCGCGGGTACACCCACCAATGGGACCGGCCAGAATTCGATGCGGCCGCATGGGCGCCATTGGTGATGGCAAGCGCCGACACAATCGATGAAGCGGCGCGCGCTAATTTGTTGGGCATGCGGGTTTTTCGCGTGAGCATCGGGCTTGACGTACAAGCGGGTGAGGCCTCATGCCCAGCAAGCGCAGAAGCGGGCAAACGCTCAACATGCACCAAATGCACTCTATGCTCTGGCACAAGCATTCAAGCGCGCGATATTGTGATAGCGGACCACGCGGCCGGCCACCAGCGCAGGGTTATCGCTATAGCGGCCGCTTGATTTTCAGTGGCAGGGGCTGCGCTGGCCCTTGCTGCGGACAATCCGTCCGGCCACAGTAGAGTAGAACCATGAAGCCACGCCAAATTGTGTTTATTGAGCTATTCGGGCGCCCGGAGCGCTGCCGGGTTCTGGCCGTCCACGGCCGGTATACGGTCGACGTCGAACGGTTGTCAGATGGAAAGTGTTTTCGGGTTTCAGGGCTTGCAGCATGAGGCAACACTACACCCCCAAACCCGCCCAACGCGCCGAATCGGCTTTGGACCTTATCGCTGCCCTGGCCATTGGGCTCGCCCTAGCCATGCTCGCCCTGACTTATTTTGACGTCCTAGTACCATGAAGCGCCCGACCAAAGCCGACCGTCAGGCTCAATGGATGGTTGCATTCTCCGACGCGCTACTGGCCCGCGTACCGCGCTTGGCCGGACGCATCGATTGGGATGCAGCCAAGTATTACTACCTATACGGGACCGACGTCGCCGACGCGGTCGACCAGTACATCATTGCAAGGAACATCGAGACATGATCACCATCAACCACAATCGCGCAACCCTCACGGTCAAACCCGAAAACGCCGAACCGACGCGCGAGCTACTGGCGCTGATCGACAAGTCAAAAGGGCGCAAAGGGCGCAAACTGCCCAAGGACAAGGGCAATCCTAAGCACGATAGCAGCAAACGCCATTTCCCGACGTTTACGGCCGGCATGAGCACGGCCGACTATGTGGCACGCTACGCGGCCATTAACGGCCATTTAAGCCTTGCCAAGATTGACTACACTTACGCCGACCGCCCGGCGCCCATGCTGGACCCGACGCAGCCGGAAGTTGAGGAGTTGCTGTGCGAACAATAACCCATCATTACAGCCACGGTGAGGGTATCGGGCTTGATTGCGAGCTTGAATATGACCCACCGCAGGCTCAGACCGAGACGGACCCAGCATGGCCGGCGCAAGCCTTTTTAATCAGCGCCAAGGTGGGTGGGGTTGACATCCTGCCCTTGTTATCGCCCGGCACAGTCCAAGCAATCGAGGAGGCGGCGGCATGGGCGCAATCCTGATCTGCGGCATAATTGCCGCACTGCTGGCGGTCTTTTTCGATCTCTAGGCAGTTGCCCTTCAGGCCCGGTGCAATGCCGGGCCTTTTTTCTGTAGACGCCGAAGGCGGATGCAGTGTCTGTCCTATTTCACCCGCACCATAAACGGCGATGCGGGTTCTTCCACCAGATCGCGCAATTCAGACTTGCTGTATTGCAGCATATCGGGCGCGCAAAAGACGTGCTTGCGGCCATCGTTAGCCCGAGACTTGAGCCGACCGCAGTCGATCCAGCCGGCCTCCTTGAGCGCATGGAGGAGCGCGGCCTGCGGTACTTTGACGCCAGACGGCGCAGACGCCGCCACACGGTCGCAAAGGCTATGGAAGGGGCTACCTACCACGCCTCGGGCAAATTCGCCCTGGCGGCGGCGCATAAGGTCAACCAAGTAGCTCTCGGCGATGCTCATACCATGTTCGACTAGGTTGGCCTTAAATTCCGTCCAGCCTGGCGCAGCCGACGGATTGAACGCCGACACGTCACGGGCCTTCAGCCAGGCGGCGATGGCCTCATAGCCGCCGGCCTTGTACCAAGCCCACAGTCGAGCGGCAGCGTCTGGGGCCATGCGGGGGGCGCTGGACCAGACGCAGAACCAACGGCGATCCTGCGAATCGATTGTGATCGGCACGGGGTCATTACTGAACGCCAGCACGAACATGCGGTTGAGCGAATCGTACGGATGCAAGCCCTTGCGGTTGACCGTGAGCATATCTGGCGGCGCGGCGATGATCGGCTTGAGCTTGTTAGCCAAGGCGCGGCGCTCTTTGGCCTCGGGTTCTTTCAACTCGTTCAAGATGAGAATCTCGGATTCAAGGGCGTAGCCCCACTGACTGCCAAGAGTGTCATTGTCGAGGAGGCCGCGATTCTTCAGTTGCGGTCCGCAAACAGCCCAGATGAACGGTGCCCAGAGCGTATCCTTGCCGCAGCCCTGATCGCCGCCATGCAAGACGGCGTGATTGATCTTGATCTCTGGGTGCTGGACCTTGTAGGCCATGACGTTAAAGATATGCTCGCGCTCCTCCTCCTCAGGCACCAGCGCCGCGCAGTGGTCCAGCCAAGGCGAGATATCGGCGCCAGCGTCGGCCTCGATGACCGGGCGGGCGTCGCGCCAGCGGTTACCGTAGACGTCGCCGTCACGGGCCACCAGCACGCCCTCGCCGGCGGCGTAAGTGATGCCGACCAGGGCGCGGGCGCCCATCTCTTGCCGGTTCTCGTCGAAGCAAACCGACGCCTCAACCTTGTTTTTCTTGCCGTGGATGCTGCGGCACTCGATGTGGCGAAACAAGGCGTTAAACGTCTGCCGGCTGATCTCGCGGCGGTCGATCAGATCAAAGTAATGGTCGCCCTCTTGGATGTAGCAAAAGCGCTTGTACCAGTCGGCCTTTTCGGTGCGGCCCAGCTCTTTACGCTCAACTTCGGCAATCACGCGCTTGGCCTCGTCGGGGAACGCCTCGGTGGGGTGCAGCTTGCCAAGCGCGTCGGTCATCATGGAGGCCAACAGTTCATCGCGCAGGCCGGGCGCATGGTGGGGACCGCCCTGCTCGCCGACCCACGTCAAGAACGTGTTGCTGTCCAGGTCGATGCAATGGCTGTGCAGGCAGCAAAACGCCCGCATAGACGGGTTATAGCGCCCCTCGGGGTTACCGTCGCTATGGGCGGCGCTGTTGGGGCAGATGACGCCGGCCCAGCCCTCGCCGTTGGGCTTGGACAGCACCAAGCCTTGGTCGGACAGCCACGCCAGCACGTCGTCGGCGCCATCGTCGGAGACGCGGATCGGGCGAAAGGCGGTCACTTCCTCGTGCGGGGTGACGCCCAGGGCCTTGCAGATTTGCGGGAGCGTGAACTGCCGCTCGGGGTGGAACTCGACAAGGCGCGAGGCGAAGCCGTCACGGCCAGGCTTGATGTTGACGCTGCCAGGCAAGCGAAAATTCCGCACTGAGTTGATCGCGCCGGCGTCGGTGTAGCCGGCCTCGGCAATGGCCGTGATGGCCGCGCTGAACTCGCCTTTCGTCGGCTGCTCCTCGGTAAAGGCGTAGCCCCACTGGAACGAACCGGGCGACGTCTCCATCACCCACGTCGGGGCCAGCGGCGGCGTCTTGGGGGCCTTGACGGGATCGCCCACGTCGTCCAGCACCATGCACAGAACGTACTCGCAGTTGGCGGCACTGGCGCGGGCGTAGCCGTCGGTGAAGCGGTCGAGGATGAACGAGGCGGTGTTACCGTACCACGACTGGCCCTCGGCCATCTTCTTGTTCGGCAAGAACGCCGGCCAGGTGGCCTTGACCGCGCCGTCGGCGTGGTACTGCATCTGCCCATCCCTCAGTTGTGGCTTTTGTCTGACAACTAAAAAAGTCTCGCCCTCTGGCGCGAGCGATACCATATAATCCAGAAAATCCATCGAATAGCTCCTTTGGTGAAAACGCCCGGCCAGCCCCACGCTGCCGGGCGTTGTTGTTTATTTAATAAAACGAAGCTCACGCAGCATCTGCTCCGCTTTTGCAATGTACTGCTCAGACCCTGAGTGATGCTTTTGTGAGCAGCCTACGCCTGCTACGCCACTGGTAGTCTGGTACTCCCAAAAAGTTCGCAGACGCTCAAGGCTTGAATCTAAGTGGCTGTTGACCACTTCGTTCTCATTCATGTCAAGCAGCGCCTGCACATACGCGCAGATTGCCGCCAAGCACGTCACGTCTTTGCCGCGCAACACCATCACAGGCTCGTTTGCGTCGATAAAGTATTCCCCCCCCCGGTGGTAAAGCCGATCAGTGTCGCCAAATTTGTATTTAGGGTCGTTCATTTTCCATACCTCGTCATTGTTTTGACCTCAGCGGCTAAAGGCAGACCCTCAGCCCATGCGGGCGGGGTGCTCATGATACGCTCAAGGTCGATAGGTTGATCGGTCTCGATCACGATTTCATCATGCACATGCAGCACCACGTCGTCAAGCTGGCGCAAGGCGTGGCGTAGGATGTCATTGGCTGCGGCTTGGGTGATGTTCTCACACGCCAAACCTTTCCAAAGGCGGGCGCGAGGCCATTCAGTCGCGTCGGCTGCGGGCTTCCAAGATGCTTTGGCGTAAGTCACCCCGCCGCTTTCCAGCCGAGCGTAGGGGTAGCATAGCACGCGTCCAGAGGGCAGCGCATACCACAGGTGCTGACCGTCGTAGAGGTACGCCACACGGCCTGCGCTGAACTCATGGCCGGGGTTACGCATCGCACGGGTGTACGCCTCCTCTAGGTCTTGCCAGAACGGCACGGCCCACGGGTTAGCGCGGCGCCAAGCGTCAACGATCCTGCGGGCCTGCGCCTCCTCGAAATGCACGCCGTAGGCCCGGCCCATCGCAGCAAAGGCGCCCACACCGCCGGCAAAGCCTAGGGCGAGCTCTTGCACCTTGCCTACCTGTCTCTGCTCGCCTGTCACCTCCTCATAGGCTACGCTGTAGGTCGCAGCGGCGTTGACTTTGTAGGGGTCGAGCTTCTTGCGAAACACGTCCAGCTTGGCCTCACCTGCGGCGCTTGCAGCCAGCCACGGGTTGACACGGCCCTCGATGGCCGACCAATCAGCGACGACGAAGTGCTTGCCCTTAGCCGGTATCAGTGCGGGCCGGAGCATTCCCCGTAGTACATCTGTGACTCGTTTTCCGTAGGCAGGGACAATGTTATGTCCTCGGACCATAGCCTGTCGTACTGCATCAGGTTCCGCAGCGCACTTGCGAGTGAAGTTATGCACTTGGAGGCCATAGCTCGATGCACGACCAGTGGCGGCACCCCCAGCGAACACAAAAGCGCCACGGACTCGGCAATCCTCGTCGTCTGCCAGGTCTGCCATGCGGCTGAACTTCGCAACCGAACTCGCCCATAGGTCGTCGGCGCACTGTATAACCTCGGCAACAGCGGGCGGTATCTCATCGGGGTTCTCCATGGCGAGCAGGTTCGCTCGCACAGTCTTGTCAATCGAATACTTGTCCTTGACGAGCATCAGCTTCTTGGCCTGCTCACCGACACGCGCTAGCACCCACTCGCGCATCTTGGGTGAGCGTACGCTGGTGATCTCGCCATCGGTCAGTTCTGCCACGCGTTCCTCGATCTCGACTAGCTCGTCGTGAGCGTAGCGCATCGCAGCCTTGGCTAGCGGCACGTCCACCAGCACGCCCCGGTCGTTGATGCGCTCGTTGACGTGGTAGTCGGCAAGCTCTTCAGCGCTCAGGGGCCGCATGGCCTTGCTGATCTCGCGCATGGCCCGCACGTCCTGCTCGCAGTAAGCGATCATCTCGGCCATCAGCGCAGCGTCCTCGCGGAACTTGCCATCGGCCTGCGGGATCGACAGCAGCCGAATAAGCTGCGCGCCTCGGTGATCCTTCTTCATGCTGACGCTGGCAAAGCGCCCCACGTCCTCCAGCCCACCAGGCGCGCAGTTGGCTCTGGCCTGCGTGGCGGTGCAGTAGAACTGCTCTAAGGCGAAGTTCTGTTGCAGCACATACCAAAAAATTAAGCGCTCAAACGCCGCGTTGTGGGCGTAGATCGGGCCGGTGTGCCCGGCCACCTCTGGCGGGAAGGGCTGGTCAGGCGTCCAGGTGACGACCTCACCGTCGTCGAAGGCGTAGGACATACACAGCACTTCGGTGCTTATGTCCTGCGCGTAGTTGTAAACGCCTTTGCTGCCGAGGTCTACTCGGCTGCGCGTCTCGAAGTCGATCCAAAGGATCATAAAAAGGCGGGGGCTACGATTTGGGTTTTAACTTGCCGCAGCGGAAAACCAGAAAACGCTGCGGATCACCATCCTCGACTGCTGGCTTAACAGCCCCCTATTCTCAATCAGGCCGCACGACGACGACGGCCAGCAGCAGGCGCTGCCTCAGCTTCAGGCGCGGCCTCAGCCTCGCCGTCCATGCTGACCCACTCCACCACTTCGAACACGGGCGTATAGATACGGCCGTAGCTCTTGTGGGTGTAGTGGTCCTTGCCCAGCTTAACGACGGGCACGGGCTTGGACTGGTCCTTCTCCACTTGCGTGGCGATCTCCACAGCCAGGGCCTGCACGGCCTTGCGGCCACCGACCGAGGTCGTGGTGAACCGCGCTTCCATGCCGGCGTCTTCGCCGCTGATGCACTTCAGAGACAGACCCGTCTGCGGCTCCCAGCCCTTCTTAGCACCGGGAGGCGCGGCTTCCAACTCAGGCAGAGGCTCGGTGACAGACACCAGCTTCTCGGCCAACACCTCACCGTCACCCCAAGCGATGAAGCCGTGGACGAACGAGAAGGGGTTGACCGCCCAAGTTGCATCCGACTCAGCCTCGGTCTGGTCAGCGCCAAAGACCCAGTGCCCGGTCCGGTCCATCTTGATGATGGACGTAGACACGGCACTGACGTCAGTGGCGATGCTGCGAAGCGCGGTGGACAGGGAAGTGACAGACGGCAGGTTAGCGCCGGAGAACTTTACGAGATTTGACATGTGAACTCCATTACAGTTTAGAAAGGGCCTTTGATAGCCCGATGAACGACTGCACCGCTGGCCGGGGGTCATCCACCGGGGCGAGCGTCGTACCTGACGACTCGGACTTGATCAAGTCCTCGGGCAGTTCGCTAAAGCGCTTTTTGAGCGCCTTCTCGGCCTGCGCCGGGGACATGATCGAAGTCTCGACGACGACAGATTCTTTGAGGCCCAACGAAAGCAGCGCTTGCTTCGCGCTCTCCTCGCTGGTCCACTTTCGCCGCGCTTGCTTCTGGACTATCTTGAAGCCAGGCACTGTTGCACCTTTCTCAAGAAGCCCAAAAGCAAGCGCACGCAAATCTTTAATCCATTCCTCAAGGAGGTCGGCAGTATGCAGATGCTTTGCCAGTGTGTCAACATCCATCTGCACAATCTGCTGCTTGATCGCGCGGTCCACTGCGCCGGTCATCTGCGGGCAGATCGGCTTGGCCGCGCACCAGCGGCAGTGGTCGCCCTGCGCCAGCGGCGCGTCGTCACGCAGCGCAGTCTTGACCGCAGCCACTAACTCATGCTCGAACTGCTTGATGCGGCCCACGGTCGTCACCCAGCGCCGCACGACGGGCGGCTGCACGATGATGCACTCGATCTCATCAGCGCCGTCGAACGCCCACTTGAGCTCATCAGTACGCATGGCCGCTGCTGCGTAGAACATTAGTTGCGCGTTCTCTACAGCATCAACGACAACACCGTCGCCAAACTTCCAATCAAGGACCACAGCACGGTCGCCAATACGCCCAACAAGATCAGTAGAGCCAAACACTCCAGGCAGAAGATCGCCGAAACCAACGCGTGTCTCCACCTCGTATACCAGGTTACCGTTGGGATCGATCTCGTCGAGCGCGTCCAGGGCAGGCGTAATCTTCTCATCGTATAGCTCCTGTGTCAGTAGTTGATCTTTGTACTTAAACTGGCCGATGACGACGCCCTGATCGAGCAAGATGCGGCTGATGACGTCATGCAGCATGGTGCCGCGATCAGCGTGGACGCTGGACGGCTGCGGTGGCATCTTCTGCACCAGCTTCACAGAGCCAGGGCAAGAGATGACGCGCTTGGCGGTGCTACCGCCGACGATTGATGAGTGTTGCACTGGACTCTCCTGTAGTTGTTGAGCCGTCATCATAGCACGAAAAAAAGTAGTTGCACAAAAGTTTTTGACTCGTTATGATGGCGGCTCGATCAATCAACTGGAGTCCACTATGGAGTCAATTCGAATCAGCATCAACCGCCACAACGCTTTGCTTGTAGACGTGCACGAGGACAACGGCGCTTGGCTGCACATGTACGTCGAAAACGGCAGCATGTACGTCACGCTTACCAATGAGCAGGCGCAAGAACTGATTGCTGCACTGCAACAGGTGATCGCATGACCTGGCCGTTCCCGCCGTTCCCCAACCCGCTGGACAAACCCGGCCAGCCGCCAGCACCGGGCAAGTTCAACCCTGCTGAGGACGACTATGAACCAGCCCCTTATTGACAAAGGCATCCCATTTCCAAGCAAATATCCGTTTGCAACTATGCAAGTGGGCGATAGCTTTTTGGTCCCCTTAGGAACCAGCCGTTTTGCAGTTGGCCAATCCGCAAAACGCTATGGCGAAAAGCACGGCATGAAGTTCACCGTGCGTCAGGTGGCTGATAAGACTTTTCGCTGCTGGAGGATTGAATGACTGACCAACAGATGCTGGCGGTCTTGATCAACATGTATCAGGCGCAGATCGCCGTGGCGCAGGCCATGATGTATGCGATAAGCAAGTTCAACTATCGTGATGACGAGTGGGCTTGGTACGCCCTGTTTTCATGGTGCAGGTACAAGGACATTAGGGACGCCCATTGGGCCAAGTTCAAACACTACTACCCTGACGCGATGGCACTGAAGGAGGGCGTGAGCTATGACTATTGAACCCGTGGCATGGCTGGACGAAAGCAGCGGTTTTATCTACCACAAGACCACCCACCCAGAGCGGTACACGCCGCTGTACAAGAAGCGGGAATGGGTTGGGCTGACGACCAAAATGCTGGCCGATGCGCTGGAAGAAAAGCCTGACAGTGACGGGCACTGCCGACAAGCCGCCGCCGAACTGCGCCGCTTGGAAGAAATACTTGCGCTGAGGCATGCCGCAGGAATTAGATATGCAGCGCAAATCAATCAACTGGAAGCAGTGAACGCGCAACTGCTGGAGGCGTTGCGTGACACGGTAAACACGCTGACGGACGGCCCAGATGAGTCAGACATTGCTCGCGTTTTCAGCGTAGCCCGTGCCGCAATCGCTGCGGCAAAGGGGGAAGCATGAAGCAAACTGAATACACGATTGAATTTGACACCAGCGGCGCATCTTCAGTGCTTGGCAGGTTGCTGCGTTTGCTTTGGTTCCCTATTGCATGGGTGCTGACGGGAAAGGCAAGGCTATGAACCGCGACGACATCACTCGCATAGCGCGAAAGGCTGGTTTTGTGGGCTTTGATGGAGACAATGGGTCACTGCGACGCTTCGCTGCCCTTGTCGCCGCAGCCGAGCGCGAGGCGTGTGCAGCAATCGCAAGGCAATGGGATGTTAGCCACGCAACATCAAATTACGGTGGTTGCATTGCAAATCTCATCGAAGCAAGGGGGCAAGACCCTATGCCGCTGTTCGGTGACTGGCCTCAGTTCGCCTGCCCACCATGCAACCAACGCTGTGAGCAGGGCCGGCTGTGCCCAGCAAGAAAATGAGAGAGTCAACTATCGAGAAGCACTTCGTCGCCAAGGTCAAGGCCCTTGGCGGCGTGGCGTACAAGTTCACCAGCCCCGCGCACCGAGGCGTGGCCGACCGCGTCGTCTGCCTGCCCGACGGCAGCACATGGTTCGTCGAGTTGAAGGCGCCAGGTGGTCGGCTGTCTGAGCTACAGAAGATCTTCCAGTCTGACATGGCGCGACTGCGCCAGAACTACGCCTGTCTATGGTCAAAGGAGCACGTTGATGAGTGGCTTAAAAGCGTTGCCGGCTAAGTACTTCGCCGTCGGCCCGTACCGCGCCGAGCAGGTCGGCCCGACATGGTGGGGCGTGATGAACAAGAACGGCGTCAACTGTCTGACGTTCGCTGATAAGCCCGGCGCTGTGGTGACCGACGAGGCGCACGCCAAACAGATCGCTGACGAGTGGAACCGGACTACGGAATTCGTGTATCCGCCCGACCCGTATGCGCCGCCTGCCACCACGCCGATGACCGATGAAGAGATGGCCGCGTACATCAGCAGCCGCCGATACAACTGGGAGACAAAGAAGTGGGGATGAGCATCCGTCCGATCTCACTTAAGACCGCGCAGGAATTTGTGCGCGAGCATCACCGGCACAACAAGCCGCCAGTTGGGCATAAGTTCAGCGTGGGGCTTTTTGTTGGTGATGCGCTCGTAGGTGTGGCTGTGGCGGGGCGCCCAGTAGCGCGGATGCTAGATGACGGGCTTACGTTGGAGGTAACGCGCACATGCACTAACGGCACGCGCAACGCCAACTCTATGCTGTACGGCGCTATTGTTCGCGCCGCGACGGCGCTTGGGTACGCAAAATGCGTGACTTACACGCAGCACGACGAAACGGGCGCGTCTCTGCGCGGGGCCGGTTGGACGCCTGCGGCGCAGTTGCCGGCACGGGCTGGCTGGGATAGGCCCAGCCGCAGCCGCGAAGACATTGGATCGGCGGGCGTTGCTCGCGTTAGATGGGAGCGCAAATGCAACTAAGACCCTACCAAGAACAGGCGGCTGACTTCCTGTACGAGCACGACCGCGCCATGATCCTAGCGCCGGTCGGCGCGGGGAAGACAGCAATCACGCTGACGGCCATGTACGATATGCTGTACGAGGGCCACGTCAAGCGCTGGCTCGTCGTCGCGCCCCTACGAGTCGCCACCAGCGTCTGGCCGCAGGAGCAGCCTAAGTGGGCACCTTATATGCGTATGTCCATCTGCGTCGGCACGCCACGCGAGCGCTTGATGGCCTATGCAGCCGACACTCAAGTGATGGTCGTCAACTACGACAACTTGCAGTGGCTGGCCGGACTGAACCTCGACATTTTCGACGGCGTGGTGTTCGATGAGCTGACGCGCTTGAAGAACCCCAGCGGCGCTAGGTTCAAGGCGCTGACTAAGGCGCTCAAGTGCCCGATCCGCTGGGGCCTGACCGGTAGCTTCACCAGCAACGGGCTAGAGGACGTCTTCGGGCAGTGCAAGATCATCGACCAGAAGCTGCTTGGCCGATCCAAGGGCGCGTTCCAGCAGCAGTACTTCTACCTGATCAACCGTGAGTTCAACGACTGGCAGCCGCGCCCAGGTGCGCTGGAGCAGGTCATGGCGCGGATCAAGCCGGCCACGTTTGTGCTGGAGCCTGGTGAGTACAAGGACAAGCTGCCGCCGCTGCACACGGTCGAGGTGCGGATGGACTTGCCCGACCGCAAGCCGTACGAAGACATGAAGAAGGACTTCGTAACGCGCTTCCCGGACGCGACTGCGGTGGCCGTCAACGCCGCCGTGGTGACGCAAAAGCTCTCGCAGATGGCGGCTGGCTTCGTTTACACGCCAGAGCCAGTTTGGTTCAGCGGCCACAAGTTCGACCGGCTGGAAGAACTGCTGGCCGAGAACCAGCAGGCCAACACGATTGTCTTTTACAACTTCATCGAGGAACTCAATGAACTACAGCGACGCTTCCCTCACGCCCGAACGGTTGACAGCATTGATGACTGGAACGCCGGACGAGTACGCCTTTTATGCCTGCACCCGCGATCCGCCGGTCACGGGCTCAACCTCCAGCACGGCGGCCACCATATTGTCTGGCTCAGTCTGCCATGGAGCCTTGAACTGTTTGAGCAGGCCAACGGGCGCCTGCACCGCTCCGGGCAGCGCCACGACGTCTGGTGCTACGTCATGATTGCCAACCAGACGGTCGATGAGAAGATATGGGCCGCGCTGCACAGCAAGCAGGCCATCAGTGATATTGCAATGGAGAGTCTGAAATGAACACCACCAGAGAGAAAATCCGCGCCGTCAAGTCGCAGATCAAGATTGCTGTCAAGCAATACAACCAAGCCGAGCGCGTGCTGACGCGGCTCGTCAAGAACCTAGACCAACTGGAGAAAAAAGATGAACTGGCGCGAGCTAAATCGAAAGCTAAACATCCTGACCGAGGATGAGGTGCTGGAACTGCTTGAGATTGAGCGCGAGGGCGCCAAGCGTGTGACGTTTCTAGAGCGCCTGCACCAGCGCTACACCATGCTGCGCGCAGCGCGAGAACGAGTTGAAATATTGAAGGAGGCTGTAAGATGAAATCCCGTATTCTTGACCCGAACTTTAAGTACGTGCCGGCAGCGGCCACGGACATTCAGGCAACATGGCGTAAATTTGGATGGAGACCGCTCAGTGAACTGCCCGATATGCGGAACATGGACAGAAGTAAAATTGACCAAGAAGATGGGCGAGTACGTCCAGAGATCAAGGACATGCGGCAATGACCACCGATTCACTACCGAAGAGCGACACGTCGATTCAAAGCCACATGGAGGGGCCAGATTTCGCAAGTTGGAAGCCAGAGACGCTGGTCAAGTTCGCACACGAAGCCTATGCTAAGCTGCGCGATCAAGAGGACCAGCTACAGCAGGCGCGCCAAGACCTGAAGACGGCGCTAGAAGCTTACCGGGCTTTGTTGCGGCTGTAGAACAGCGTCCGGTCCCCGAACAGGTAGAACCCAACAGCCGCAGCGAAGTTGTCAACCGCATCGCTCGGCTGGCCGGCCAACTTGAGCGAGGCCCAGGTGCCCAGCACAATCAAGGCAACAGCGGGGCGCATGAGGCGCACAGCAGCCTCGACCCACGGGTATGAGGGGTTGGCCCCACCAGCCTCGTTCATCGCCGTAAAGAGCTTGAGGTCTAGCTCTTTCATCCGGACGTACTCATCAACGTTGACGGGCTTGTAGCCGTCGGTCTGGATGAAGCGCCCGATGAGCGACTTGCCCAGGTCAACGGCCAGAGGTCCGAGGGCTGCGAGGATGGTCAGCGGGTCCATTTACGTCTCCAGCAGGTCAGCGATTCGGTTGGCCCAGCCCCGACTGAACGCCGGCCAGTTGGGCAGCGTCGCCATAAAACGCAGGCGCTGCGCGAGAATCTTGCGCTTCAGGCCATCGGGCGAGAGGGCGTTGGCAGCGCGGATGGTCTGCGGCCCGACCACGCCGTCGTCCTTGACGCCGCAGGCCCGCTGGAGCCACTTGGCCGACTGGACCACACCTGAGTTGACCGCGCCGTCGAAGACGATGTAGCGCACGTCAGCGGGCAGGCTCTCGGCCTGCACAACGTCCCAGTAGCGCTCTCTGTAGATGCGCTGCGCCAGGTCGAGCGGCAACTCGCGCATGTCGCCACGGTAGCCGACCTCACGGGCCACGGCCTCAGTGACGCCGTAGCGAGTCTTCCCGCCTGGATCAGACGGGTGATTGCTGTAGCCGCCTTCGTGCCCAAGCAACTTATCGAAGGCGGTGAGGAAGTTCACTTGTCCACCTTGCCGTCGAGCTTGTCGAAGATCTTGCCAAGCATGTCGCGTATGTCTTTCAAGTCGGTCCGGTAGTCGTCACGGGCGACGTAGTGCGACGGCATCTGGCGCACGTCAGCATCGAGCCGGTCGATGGCTTGGTAGATGCGGTTGAGCGTCCAGCCCCCGAAGAACCCAGCGATGGCGACGGCGATGTTGAAAAGGATTTGGTAGTCCATGATCAGCGGTTCAAGGCGTTTTGATTTGGTGCTTGCATAGGCACAGTCTGCCCAAGAAACGCGTTAATACGCGTAATCTCTTCTGGCGTTAATTGACCTGCACTTGGCAATTTACTAAGAGCATTTCTCCCCGCGCCAGTAGCGCGTCCCAACCCATAAAAGGCTTCGCCCATCAACCGAGGTGATGTAAACGGCAGCACCGCTGCCAGTCCGGGATGGTGCAAAGCTGCTGCGGCGGTCAGGCCGCCACCAGCCACGGCACGGCCTACGCCGCTCGTGGGGATAAATTGGCTAAGCTCTTGCCCTGCGACAGCGGGAAGAATGTCAACGCCACCTTGTGCTTTAAGCTGTTCTACCAATTGACGGCGGAGGTCTGCTGAAGGCGTATTCTTCAAAAGCGTCATTACTTTTGTCAGCGCCGTTTCTTTAGCAATCTTATCGCCAGCTCCAAGAGCCTTGTCAATGTCGCGCAACAGTTCGCGTTGCGTCTCATACGCCTTCATAGCGTCAGCGTAATCCGACGCTTGAGACGTGATGGTTTTTTTGACTGCATTACGCACGTCTGTCACAGCGCGCTGCGCTTGCGTATGCTTAGGGCTTTCGGGGTAGATAGCATCAATCCGTTGCTTTAGCGCGTCTAGATCAAGCGTCGTGCGAGCGGCAGGGTCGTTGCGCCATTCATCTAACACTAGCCCAATCTCGTCAACAATTTTTTGCTCCGCCGCGCCAATTTTTGACTTGCCTTTGACTTGCAAAGAATCTTTAACCTTTTGGTACGCGGCATCAATTGGCGCAAAGTCTAAGGGCGTTTTGTCTGCGGCCCAGCCAGTCTTAGCTGAAGCATACGCAGCCGACGTATCATCTTGAATTTTATTGATGCCTTGTTTAATGTTAGCCAAGATTTGATCAGGCTCAACTTGCTTACGTAAATTTTCCACAAACGCCATATCACCTGTTTTGCCAGCTTGATAGGCTTGTTTATACGCTTGAGAAGGCTTGCCCGACAAAGCGCCGGTAGCGCCGGTGGCAACACCGATTAGACCTTCGGCAACCTTGCCCCGCGCCACATCCAAAGCGTTTTTAGCGGCCATAGCGCCCGGCTGAACTGATTGCGCCAACATGTTCCCACCAGCAATTACGGGCATGTACGGCGGCAATTTGGCTGTTTCTATTCCCCGCGCCAGTCCTGCTAGCGCTTCTTGCGCCATTTCAGTGCGAGGTTGATACTGAATTGCACCGGCAACTTTTCGCTGAAATTCTGGGCCGCCAGCGCCGGCCAAGTATGTGACCGGGCCAGTAAGCAAATTTGCGCCAATCGCAAACGGCGTCTCAACAAGGCCGCCCAAAGTCTGGCCTAGCATACCACCTTCGCCTCTTTGCGGCGCTGGCGCGGCTGTTGACGGCGGCACAGGCCCCCCATAGCCTGGAATCTGATCAACGCCGCCTTTGCGAAGACCAGGAATGCCACTTGATGGCGCGGGCGCCGCGAACAACTTTTGCGCTTGCGCGATGATTTCGTCGTCGCTAGCCCCGGCGGGGCCTTTTATTTCCCGCAAGTTGCCTTGCGGATCGCGGACTTTGTAAATTTGATCGGCCATATTTACCTCACGACGGACCAATTACCAGTTGCACCGCCAGCTCCACTGGGCGCGCCCGCACCCCCGCGCTGAGAACGATACTCATAAGTTTGATCATACGCATCCCGCACACGTTGTCTAGACTCAACAGTGGCTTGAGCAGCGCCAAGCAGCGCTTGCTTCAGGTCAGCCGTGTCTTGCGTACGGTTGATCGGCGCAAACGCGTCGCGCAGATATTGGTTTTCTTGGTTCGACACGTTACCCAATGCGCCGCCAGTCGGTGACGCGGCGCGCATGTCTTGCAACTCTTTAAAGCCACCGCGAGCAACAATGCTGTCGTACAGCGCTTGAGCTTGCCGAGCTTCTGCCGTAAGCGCTGGGGTGCGGCCATAAATAAGGCCAGAAATGCCAGACAAGCCAGGATGGTTAGCCAGCGTTTCCAAATCTTTTGCCAGCCGATCAGCATTTGACTCAAACGTCTTGACCGCAGCCGTAGCTTGCGGATACTTGACTTCCAGTGTCTGAATCTGCTTAGGCGTCAAGTTCACGCCTTGCCCCGCCGGCGTCATGCGCTTGCTCAATGCTTCTTCGCGGCTTACATAGACAGTGTTTCCAGACGCGGGATCAATCACCGCAACCGGCGCAGCCGGCGGTGGTGGGGTGATTGAGCGGCCAGCTTGAGCAAGTTGCCGTTTATAGTCAAACATCGACCCTTTAAAGCCTTGCCGTTGAGCAAACTCATATTGTTTAATCAACGGATCGGTTTGGCCTGCGGCTTGAGCAATCGCGCTTTGCCGCGCCACAATACGCGGGTCATTAGCGGGCACGCCTTGCTGGGTAAGTGTTGCAATTTCACGCTCCAGCACGGCGATGTTGGTGGGCTCTGCCGGTGCTTCGTATAGCACCTTGCCGCCAGTAGTTACCAACCGGCCTTTAACTTCATACGCTTTACGCATGTCGTCCATCTCTTGCTTAAGCAAATCGACGGTGCCTTGCGCGCCTTCGACACCTAATTTTGCAAGAGAAGAGGCTTTTAAATATGCTTCTTGAAGTTGCTGCATAGTACGCCCCGACGGCGCGGCAGCGGGGGCTGTCGTAGCGGCTAAGGCATTTGTTGGCGCAACAGCAGCCGGCGCAAGCGCGTTAACGGGCGCCGGCGCACCTCTTGCAAGAGGCATTTCTGGGCCAGCCGCACCGCCGGGCGCAAATTCACGCACGGTGCCCTTAGGTGGAATGATGGGTGCAGCAACAAGTTCATCAACGGGCGGTGCAGCAGCCGGCGCAACAGTTGGTGCAGCAGCCGGCGCAGCACCAAAACCCAGCGTTTTGTTAAGGTCTGCAAGTTCGCCTTTACCTTGCAGGCGTTGCAGCATTGTGATGCCAAGTTGCTGATGTTGAAAATCGGGCGAGCCTAAAAAAGCCGTGGCAATCTCTTTCATATCGCCGGGGCCGCCATTTTTTATCGACGCTTGGCGAATGCGCTCCATTGCGTCGTCTGTACGCTGCATTTTTTGCAGTTGGGCACGCGCCACATCTTGCTGCATTTGACTGCCAACAATTTGCTGGACTTGCGCGTATTCGGCCAGCGCGTTACGCGGCTGGTATTCCGTCGTCGGACGGTACGACATTGCGATTTGAGGGTTGACGAGTGCCATGATCAGTCCTTACCGAACTAAATACGAGGGGGTGTTGGCAAAGCCTTCCTCAGATGTGTAGCCCATGCCACCTCGGCCCAACGCCTGTTGTAGCAGTGAGTTCTGTGCCTGATTCTGACTATAGTTTAGATACTGGTTCAGACCGCCGCCAAGCGCGCCTGCGGCGCCCATATAGCCCGACGCCCGAGCTTGAGCACCTGCGCCAAGAGTTTCAGCCATGTTAGAGCCGTATTGCCCGGCTTGCGCGCCCAGCGTGTTGGCTGCGGTTTGACCAACTCCGGCCAGCGATTGCAGCGGGTTAAGCCGCGCTTGGCGCTCGGCTTGGTAGCGGTTGAAGGCGTTCTGGTACTCTTGCGAACCCATTTCTTGGCCGAACCGCGCCAGTGCCTTGCCGGTCGCGCCGCCCATCAGCCCACCACGAGCCGCAGCGGATCGCTCCAGCGCCTTCTGCCCCTCGGACAGCCTGAATGCGTATCCAGGATCGGCTTGAAACTGCTGCATTCCAAACGGCGTGTATTCGGTTGCCAGCGGGATCAGCTTGTTAAGCGCCTGCTCACCAGCCTCACGGTAGGGTCTGCCCAGTTCAACCTGCCGCTCAAATATGTCGCGTTGCACATCGCCAGCTTCACGGGCAGCTTGCGCTTGCGTATTGGCCGCGCTGCGAGATGAGCTGGAGCCAAGTAACGAACTTCCAATAATTGCTGCTGGTATCATCCAAGGCATATCAAACTCCTTCGCTCAAGCATTGAGCAATTTTACGCACCTGATCAGAATCCGTCGAGGCAATAATTACCTCATCGACTTCGTCCTCATCGGTGCAGTCGGTTGCGTGTATACAGTACCAAATCACGTCTGTCAGGGATCGCACGCCATGGTGCTTGCCGGCCTCAAGCGTTAGACAGGCCGGGGCGTGGACGACAGACTTTTGCCCGTCAACGATCAACTCAATTGAGCCTTGCGCTAACACCGACAGATGGTCGAACTTGTGCATATGTTGCACAAGCCACTTATCAGCGGGGATGAACGTCTCCTTGGCGTAGACGCCGCCGCCAAAGTGATGCCGCACTTCAGGCTCAATAAACTTCATCAGGTCACCTCACGCCCGCTAACGCGCATGTTGATGGCGCTGGCCGTGCCTGCAATCGTCGAAATGAAGTCGCCGATACCAAGCACCTGGCCCACCAGTTCGGGGAAGGTGTACACCTCGGACGCCTGCAAGGTCTTGGTCTTGGTGATCAAGTTCTGGTTGCCCGCCGAGCCAGCAGCCGTGACGAGGTTGACGCTGATCGTGGCAGCGCTGGCGCTGTAGTTCGTCGCGGTGAACTTGTCGATGATGGCCGTCACGCCAGTCGCGGTGTACTGGGTTACCTGAGTTGCCTCGACCGTTTTGGCCGGGACTAGTACCTTCACTGAAACAGTCATGGTTTACTCCAATTGCAGTGCGTTATTTGAGTCATATTGGGTCATTATCCAACTTGTTCCGTCAGAAACCAAGGTGGCATTTGCCCCAGCTACGGCTTCCAAGATTGCCGTGGTGGCCGAGCCGCCGGCCAGAGGCACCACGTTGCTCGACGCCGACACCAGCGTCTGAGCCTGGTAGTTTTGGAAATGCAGCACGCGCCCGGTGTTGGACGACGCGGCGGGCAGCGTTACGGTGCAGGTCGAGCCAGACTTATTGTTGATCAGCCAAAGATCGGTAGACGCAACAGTAAAGTCAGCCGTTTTGGTGACTGGCGCTGCCACCGGCTGCTTGGCGTTAAACGTGCTCCAGTCGGTACTGCTCAGATAGCCGTTGGCGCTGCTGGTCGCCACGGGAATGCTTAAAGTGCCCGCCGAGTAGCTCAGGGGCGAACTGACCGTAGCGGCAGCCAGCGCCGTGCCGTTGCCGTACAGCAGCCCGCTGATGCTGGTTGATAGCGTCAGCGCAGGCGTCGCCCCGCCGCTGGACGTGCCGGCAAAGCCGTTGCTGGACGCAATCGAAATGCTGGTAACGTAAGTACCGGCGGGCTGTTTGTTGTTAAACGTGTTCCAGTCCGTGCTGCTCAAATAGCCGTTGGTGCTGGTAGTGGCCTGCGTGATGCTGATTGCGGGCGTCAGGCCGCCAGACGACACAATCGGGGCTGTGCCGGACACCGAACTGACGTAGGACAGCGACGGAATGTCGCCTGCAACAAGCGCCCGAAACGTAGGCGCGGCAGCCGAGCCAGTGGTCGGTCCGGCCAGCACATAGTTGGCCGTCTGCGTGTTCCATGCGGCGGTCAGCGTGCCAGCGGTTGTAACCGGCGAGCCACTAATTGCAAATTGCGTTGGGAGCGCCAAAGCCACCGACGTCACAGAACCAGTGCCAAACGTTGAGGACGGCACATTCTTCCAGTAGCCAACGCCGCTGTCATACTGGATCAGATCACCGTTTGCCAGCGTGCCGAATTGCACGTTGCTGTCGGTGCCGCCTAGCACAGAGCCAGGTATGATGCGAATGCTCATCGACCCCGATCCAGCAGTTGCGGCGTTGATGACCTCGCCAATGTACGTCTTCTGGTTAGGCGCTGACGGCTTAACTTTAGTCATTGACCCAACGTAAGCCGGGTTGTAGTACAGCGGATCGCCGTCAGCCCATGTCTCGCCGACGCTGCTGCCGGTGGTGTTAAAACCGCGCAGATCGCCGCTGACTTGAATCAAACCAAACCCGTTGAGCGCAATTGTCTCGGCGGCTACGCCGACAATCTGGTTGGGGTCGGCCAGTGCTAGCGGTGTAGGAGCGGCAGTGATGACACCAGATGCACCCACAGCGCCTGTGTGGTAGCAAAGCTGGCCTTTGGTAATGGCCGATGAGGCCTTGGCGTAAACGTACTCGGACTCACCGACGCGGATCAAGACGTTGGCGGTGGCTTGAATGCCCATCGTTGTGCCGCCATCCCAGTACATGCTGCCCACAGCCGTAGGCACGGGCGAGGGCGCCGTGTTGAACGTCAGCCAAGGTACGTTGTCCTGCTCCAGCGGAGCTAGGCTGCCAAGCTCGGGCTGGCGTTGGGTTTGCACCTCTTGGCGCAGCGTGTCAATCTGCTGCTGCAACTCGCCAACCTCGGACGACGGCTGGATGTTGTGCTCTCTCCTGAGCTTGAGGATGTCTTCCGTGTAGTCAATCGGCGGCGGCAGCGTCTGCAACTCCTGCCGCACGGCGTCAAGCGCAGCCTCAAGAGACGCAATCGTTGACTCGGCGCTGAACGTAAGCCCCGAGTCATCAATGACCGCCGTAGCCGCGTTGTTGAGCGACAGGAAAAACAAATACCAAGCCCGGTCGATCAACCCGGTGCGCGGGTCGATCAACGGCACCCGTGGCGGGGTGATCGGCGTTGGTGTTGCGTTAGGGCTAGGCATTCGTCGGGCTGATGATCAGTTCAGCACCCATGATGCTGATCTTCACGGGGTCGGTGCCCGATAACTCATACACGCGGTCGCGCAGCTTCATGGTCATGCCAAGGCGACGGAAGAACACGCGGCGGTAGTACTCGCCGATCTTGCCGATTGCCGACCAGTGCTCATTGGACCATGTGTGACCGCCGTCGTCCGACCAGCGCAGCATGACCTGCGGGTCGCTGCCTTGGCCCAAGTTCAGCCCGACGCCCGACTCTAGGTCAATCTGAAGACTGTGATGCGCGGTGCGGCGTAGATTGTTTTGGCCTGGCGACAGCGCCCGCCACGTCCTGAGCCACTTTTGGATGCTGTTGTTGTCCGAAAAGTCGGTCAAGTCGAAGGCGTAAATGTTGCCGTTCTCATAGTCGCCGACCACGATCTTGTTGTTGAACGCCATCTGGCAATTGCTGCGATGCCGGGTAAACGAGCCGTTGCTCCAGCCAGCCCGCTCGTGCCAAGCCTGTGTGGCTGCGTCATAAACCCAGGTCGTGTTGGCGCTGGGAAAGATTAGCACATAAAAGCTGTGGCCGTCTTGCTGGTAGGTGTATGCAATCGCGTCCGACAGGTCGCTGTACTGCTGGATCTGCCATTCGACGGCGTGGGTGCTGATGCGCTGGCCGGTGTAGCCGTTGGCCCGGTAGACAATTCCTTGGCCCCGGCGATCACGCCCAAGCCAAAACAGCGCGTTGTCCATCTTGGCAACCGAGAACGGGGCAGCGCAGCCCAACTCGTTGAATGCGCCTTGGATACGCTGGAGCGGAAAGTCAGTTGCGCCAGTGTCGTACCAGACTTCAATTGAGTTGGTGCCAAAAGCCCATACTTCGCGGAAGTTGGACGCCACGGCCACTAAACCGTCGGGCGAACCTTCGGTGCTGACAAACTCAAGCGGGTCAATCGACGTGCCGTCTAGCAGCGCGGTGATCCACATCTTCTGGCTGTTCGGCTCATTGAAGACGAAGTAGCCGTCCAAATAGCACACGGTCACAGCGCCAGGAAAGTCCGGATCGGTGATTGGCCCAAAGGCGTTGGTCGTGTTGTTGTAGATGTAGCTCGGGCCGTTGGCCGCGATGAACAGCTGAGTGCCGTTGTCGGCCATGCTGACCGGGCCAGTGCCGGCCACAGTGCCGATGAGTGTGGCCGCGTAGCTGTTGTTGATCTTGTAAAGCTGAGTGCCCGACACCACGAAAGCGGTGCCGTCCTGCGGCGAAAAAGCCCACAGGCCACGGATCGGGCCAGTGCCGATGGTGTTGAGCAACTTCAGGCCGGGCGCGCGATTGAGGAACGCCGCCTCTTTGCCTTCTTGCAAAATCTCGGCAAAAAGATTGACCATGCGGGCATCCGCAGCATTGACGCTGCGGGCCACATAGGTTGACCCGAGAATTGGCGTCTTCATCAATAGTTCCCAGCGTAGATGTTGTACCGCTGCCGGGTCGCAATCAGCGAGTACGGCATCGACATCACATCGTCAGGGTTGTTGATGCGCTTGAGATCGCGCTTGCTGGTCATGGCAATGCGCTGCACCTGGGGGCTTGGCTCAATACCAAACTCAGGGGCGATTTCCATCGCTAGGTTGTAAGCAAACGCCCGCAGATAACCGGGCGGAAACAGCAGGTCGGTCGCCAGTGTGGCTGGCTGCGAAAGCTCTTCAACGCTGATGAAGTGAAACTCCAGCAGCCGCGTTGGGCGCGGGTATAGGTAGATGTCGAAGTCTGGGTAGGTGTTGTTGACGAACATCACCTGTGGATAAGTCGAGGTCACGGTCTTGACCGCGATGCCGTCGTACTGCTGCTGGTTGATCAGCTTGATGCCGTACGAGACGCCCGTGCCGGGGTCTTTGTAGTATGTGGCGTCGTCCACCAGAATCGGGCGCACGGCGGTGCCGTTGAGCCGCACCAGCGAGCCGGTGGGGCCGAGAGTCTCGTTGATGGAGCCGACGGGCCAGTTGGCGATCTGGTCGATGGTGGCAAACACCGTCAGGCGCTCGGTGTTCCACGACTCGATCATTTGCTGCATTGCAGCAAGCGCGGCCTGAGACGTTGCAGCCGAAGGTGTCTCACCCTCGGCTAGCACACCAAGCAGACGCAGCGCCCGGTTGATCTGATCGCCTGCGGTGTAGATCGCCATCTCACTCTCCTTCGTCGGGTGTCTCGACCTTGCGCCGCCCGCGCCGAGGTGCAGGTGCTACCTCAATCTGCGGCACATTTTGTTCGTCAGGATTGTAGCGCGACCAGCCGTTTTGAACATCAAAATCGGCTTCCATGTCCATCACGGCGACCTTAGCCCCGTGAATCGGATGTGTCAGATAGATCGCTGCCATTGTTGGCCTCCTGCGGTTCTGGCTGCTCTAGCCGAGCCAGCAGCATCTTATAAGAACTCATAACCGCCTGAGCTTGAGTCAGGAAGGTTTGTGCCTTCCCGATCTCTTGCTCAAGCGACAGAATTTCCGCGTCGAGAAACTCTTTGGTTATTTGCATCAGGCGACCGTACTAACCATGATGTAGTAGGTCGTGCTGCCGCTCTTGATTGGGATGGTGTGCGTCACGACCGGCGAACCGACCTTGGCGCGGAACACACCCGTTGCGCTCACAGCAGGCATCAGGGCAAAGTTGCCGACCTCGCCCGTGCCCGAGTTGGTCACGCGCAGGAAGGAAGCATTGCTCCAAGTACCGCCAGAAGCAAAGTCAGAGTCCAGTTGCAAGGCTGCCAGCGTGCCGCCGGGGTTGGTGGACGAGCCACCAATCGTTGCACGAATAGCGTTGGCCGCGCCGCTGATGGTGCCAGAGCCGTTAACCGACGTGCTAATGTGAGCGCCGTTGATGGTGCCCGCAGTCGCAGCGTTAGCGCCAGTCACCACCGAAAGAGCACGCACGGTTTCGCCCGAGCCAGTGGAAGTGAAGGTCAGCTTTTGGTAGTTCAGGCGGGTGTCGCCAGACGCAGCCGAAGTGGTAGCGTAAGCGCCATTGAGCACGCCCGAGGACGTAATTTGAATCGGATCGCCGGACGAACCGACTTGCACCGACTCAAAGGCGGGGTCGGCAAACGCGACGCCCACTGCTTTGGTATTTGCCATGGTGAAAATCCTTTATTAATTCCAAAAGGGGGAGACGGGGGCCGAAGCCCCCGAACATCAAGCGATGCGGTAGCAGGTCCAAGCGCCGTCGCCAGTCTTACGGGCGCGGAAAGCACCCGAAGTGGCGTTGTCAACTTGCATTGCTCCAACCAGCGTCCAGCCTGTATTGGTGTACACGGTCACATCGTCAGAACCGCCGTCAATGTTGACGACGAAAAAGTCGAAGGCCGCATTTACTTTAGACGCGCTGGACACAGCGGCTTCCAAATCTGCCACAGTGGGCAAAGTCAGATTGCCGGCAGTGCCGTCAAAGACAAACAAGCCGTTCGCCAATTGAGCAGCGGTCATAGTTGCAGCAGCAGCAATTGCCGTGGGCGCGCCCTGAACAAACAGTTGAGCTTCACCGACATTGCCATCACCAAGCTGGTAGCCACCAGCGCCATTAGGAAGAGCCATGATAAATTCCTTTCAAAGATGTTACGAATTGAAGCCCCCGAAGGGGCATCAAAATCAACCCCACATGCGGACACCCATCTGCGGACGGATGGTGCTGTAGCCGTACAGAACGTCAATACGGCAGGGCATACGATCATTGTTGATGTCGTATTGGCGGACCACACGGAGAGAAATTCCGTTGTGGACAGCGCGAGCAGCCATATCCACGCCTTGCGGCAGGAGCAGGTCAGCGGTTGCGAAGGTGATCGCGTCCTTGTGGTAGACCAGGTTCTGGGCGTACTGGCTAGAAGCAGCGCCGACGAACACGACAGCCTTGCCGCTGACGGGCAGAGCGTTCATGGTAGCCAGAGCATGGTTGGCCGAGTACATCGGAGCCACGGTCACGGTAGCAGTCGTGGTGCTGGTCGAAGAAGCCAGAGCAACGAACTGGAACAGCGAGCCGGTGGACTCACGGGTCTGCGGGTTCACAGCGTAGCAATCGGCGATGGTGAACACGTCACCAACGGCGATGGTTTCGCCAGAGCCAACAGTCAGAGTCAGCGTAGCAGCGCCTTCGGAGGTCACGGAAGCACCAACGGTGTTGCCGGTAGCTGCGCGAGTGCCGGTGGTGTGCTGCTTGATCGACTGAGACATGTTGATCTCGTCAAAGCCCAACACGCCCATACCCATCATGCCGTTCTTGAACTGCTTGCTGATGGTGTCGGTGGGGTTGAAAAGACCCTTCATACCTTCGACCAGACCAGCGTTAGCAGCCGGGTTGACGGTTGCGTAGCGCGGGTTCATCACAGCGGCGTTCTCGTTTAGTTTCTGCTGAGCTTGCAGCAGAACCAGCGAGGTGGCGGGAGTGGTGCCAGGGGTGCCAACAGAGTTACCGATGCTCTTGTAAGCGTTGGCAACGTCAGCGTCGATGCTCGATGCCAACTGGCTGATACGAGGCTTCAGAACACGCTCTGCGAAGTCGTCCAACTGCATGGTCAGTTCGGCAGACGTGAAGTTCACGCCGATGTGCTTCTGGGAAGCAACAGTCAGGGTGGTGAACTGCTCGTTGTCGTCCTGCACTTGCAGGGCGGCGCCGTCGGTGACCAGAGCGCGGTCAGGCAGACGGATACGCAGGGTCGAACCAATCTTGGCACCTTCAACAGCAAAGCTGTCGTCGTACTGACGGTTCACGTTACGGGTGAGCACCAGGTTGTTCTCAAGGATTTCGAGAGCCTTCCGGGTGATCATGTCAATGGTAAGAATACTATTCGCCATGATGCGAGTCCTTTCAAAGTTTTAGCGGTTTGCCTGCGCTTGCAGCTTTTTCATTTGCCGGGCACGCTCGGCTTCGATCCAATCCGACGTATTCATGGCCTTCACAGAGCGAGGATCAGTCGTGTCGTAGGACGAACTTCCACTGGTGCGTGCGGTAACAGGCGAAATAGGCGCAGGCGCAGACGTAGTTGGTTTCACAAGAGGATTGGAGCCAAGTTTGGCCTCAATCTTCCCAATCTCTCGGGCCTGCAAAAGAGGTGCCAAGCGGGAAATGCGATCAGCTTCCTTCGGG